GAGGACGTTTGGCGGGAGTGATACATACTCATTACCTTCTGTCCAATCCGTGCCAGAGATAGCGGATCCTGTCTGAGCTGCCGTTTTAATTGCATCGGTTACCTCAATTTTGATGAATGCTTTATAACTACCGTTATAATGATATTCCTGATAGTAATCGATAGCCTCTTCAATAAGGTCATCTAGTTGTTCATCGCATACATTGATGTCGATGGCAGGAAAACCTAATCTACGAAGAGCATAGTTTTTTAACTCAGTTTTAGTTGCGGGTCTAGTTGTTGACATTTGTTATCAAGCGAATGAGGAGATAGTGAGAGTAGTAACATCATTTGCACTGATGACCTCTCCTTTCTTGAAGAAACCATCTACATTATCAACGGTGATTTGATTAGTGCCAAGAGCAGTAATAACACCTGTAGTACCACTGGTTGCACCTGTGACAGTTGCACCGACTTCCATTGTAGTAACATCAGTCAGTGTCAAGGTTGCATTGGTAGCGACAGTCGCGATATCGACCGTACCACCTGCACCACCTGCCTGAACAATGGTGATTGTCTCACCAGCGACATATCCAGTACCACCATTGTTAATTGTAACGTTAGTGATTGCACCAGCAGAAGCAGTGATATCAACAGTCAGAGAGGCAGATCCAGAACCACCTGTTGTTGCCAGAGCAGTTCCAGTGGTGTAACCTGTACCACCTGTAAGAGTTGCCAAGTTAAAGGAAAGAACCTTACCAGCATTGGGGTTGGTGACTGTAACAGTTTCGCTAACCAAATAACCAGAACCACCAGCATTAACTGCAGCAGCGGTGATAACACCACCAACGACAGTAGTGTTAACTGTCAGTGAAGAACCTGTACCGCCAGTCGTAGCAACGGCAGTTCCAGCACTAAATCCACCACCACCGCCGTTAGCGACAGAGGTAGTAACAACAGCACCAGGAGTGGGATCACCAGACAGATTCAGAACCAGAGTGGTAGTTGTTGCAAGATTGTTGAGCATTGCTCTCAGTTGCTCAAACGCATTATCAAGTTTGGTTTGAACTCTTGCTTCAGTGTAATACTGATTAGTTCCCTCAGCGAGATCACTTGTAGTCTTATTAGCAAGACTGAGATTTGCACCAGTTGCAGCAGCAACACGGGCATCAGCACGAGCATCTGTATAGTAAAGATTTGAACCTTCAGCAAGATTTGCAGTAGTCTTAGCAGCAAGACGAGTATCAAAACGTGCATCAGTATAGAAGACGTTTGTGCTGCCTTCAGTAATATTATCAGTATTGATATCTGCTTGTGTGACGCTCAGACCACCAGATCCATCATGGGTAATACCTGTACCATATGTGAAGTGAGTTCTGGTTCTTGCAGCGGTAGTAAAGAGATTCGTAGAACCTTCAGTAACATTATCAGTATTGATATCTGCCTGAGTAACACTCAGAGCACCACTACCATCATGCTCAATACCTGTGCCATAAGTGAAGTGTGTGCGGGTCCTAGCAGCGGTTGTAAAGAGGTTTGTGGAACCTTCGGTTACATTATCAGTATCGATGTCTGCTTGCGTTACAGTGAGCGTGTAGGTGCCTGCAGAGTCGTTATATGCCTTAGTAATACCTGTGCCTGCAACGATGAGAGCGTCAACTCTGTCATCAACACGCTCATTAGTGAAGTAAAGGTTAGTTGTACCTTCAGAAAGAGCATCGGTATCATGATTAGCAATACTGGAAACTGTACCAGTTACATTACCAGTCAGTGCTGCAGTAATTACACCAGCAGCGAAGTTACCAGATGCATCACGAAGAACCAGGTTATTTGCCGAGTTGTTTGATGTAGAAGCGACGTTGATTGTCGGGTTGCCAGAAACACCATCAGCATTCGTCAGTGTAATACCAGAAGATGCTGTGACAGCAAGTGTGCGTCGTGCATAGGTGTTATCAGCAGTTCTAGTAACAAAACCAGTACCCGTCATTGCAGCGAGTGCAGTGATATCTGCATCGCTATAAGATGTTGTAATACTTACGTTGGCAGATCCATTGAAGGATACTGTGCCAGTAACAACACCCTCAAGAATAATGTCTCTCGCAGTCTCTAAGGTAGTTGCTGTAGAAGCGTTACCAACCAGAGCAGCGGTAATAGTTCCTGCAGCGAAGTTGCCAGAGGAGTCACGATTAACAACTGTAGATGCAGTGTTTGCAGAAGCAGTTGTCATGCTGTCCAGAAGGTCAGCATTCAGATTGTTGATCTTGTCTGTTGTAGGAATAACCAGAGCAGGACCAGAAGAAACTTGAGATGTGATCTGACCATCTACAGTCAGGGTGCCATCAATGTTGGCATTGGCATCAACATCAAGAGATGTGCCACTGCCAGTAAGATTGAGACTACCAGCACGAAGAGCACCATCTGTACCAGTAAGAACTTCAGAGTTGTTGGTTGCACTTGTCAGGAATGCGAATTGTTGTGCGGATCTGTCGAATCCAAAGAAACCAATTTTCGCAGAGCCGTCGTAATAACGGAACTCAACACCACGATCCTTACCGTCGCTAGAGCTCGGTGCTGTGTCACCACCCACAGTAATAATAGGGTCATCGAGAGTTGTGACCGTAGCATTGACAGTAGTGGTTGTGCCATTGACAGTGAGGTTTCCAGTAACGGTAAGATCAGAAGAAGCAGTTAGATCACCAGTAACACCAAGGGTGCCAGCGATTGTAGTATTACCGTTGTCAGTATCAACAGTAAACTTGTCTGCTGCAGAACCGTTTTGAACTTTAAAGAACTTATTATCTGCAGTAATAGTAACATCATCGTGAGTTACCAGAGCACCAGAGATGTCTGCAGAGTTATTAAGATCCAGAGCACCATTGATTTCGGTAGCACCATAGATTCTTGCAGCACCACCAACAGCAAGGTTCTTACCAATACCAGCACCACCAGTCAGACGGAATGCACCATCTGCAGCGTATGTACCAGTCAGAGTTTGCTGTGAGTTTGCAGTCAGAGTTGTGACACCAGATACACCGAATGTGTCGTTGATTTGAGTTGCATCACCAACAGTCAGTGTGCCAATGATGTTTGTATTACCGTTATCAGTATCAACTTCAAACTTAGCAACTCCAGAACCATTTCTTACAGAGAGAAGTTCGTTAGCAGCATCAACAATCAGAGAATCGTTGATGGTTGTTTGACCTTGGACAACCAGTGTGCCGTCTGTTGCAATGTTACCTGTAGAAGAGGCAACGGTCATCTTATCCGTACTGCCATTTCTAACCGCAAAGTTAGCATCAACATCAACAGTACCGTTGAATTCTGTTGCACCAGTAACAGTGAGTTGAGCACCGAAGGTTACATTGTTATCAACATTCAAGGTAGAGTTCAACTCGGTATGACCATCAGCAGTCAGAGTTCCTTCAATGTTGGTATTACCAGTTACATTATCGACAAAGAACTTATCGGTTGTGCCGTTTCTAACAGCGAAGTCTGCATCAACATCAACAGTGCCGTTGAACTCAGAGTTGCCAGCAACGTCAAGTGTGCCTTGAATATCGGTATTACCAGATGCACCAAGGACAGAGAACTTAACTGTATCACTACTGTTCTTTTTACCAACGAAGAATCCTTCTCCAGAATTGACAGCACCAACATGCAAGTTTTGGTTAACACCAGCACCACCAAAGACTCTTAAGTTAGAAGTGTTGGAGTTTGAGAATGTAGGGTTGTATGCAGCAACAGAACCAGTTCTTAGTTTGTATCGGACAGACAGATAGTTTCTTAAACCATAATTCTCAGTTGCGTCTTCTTGCTGGTTGAAGTCACCGTTAAGGAAGATATCGCCATTAAACAATACATCTTTCTCAAAGTATCCACCACCATCAACTCTTAATGCACCATAATCATTATTTTGAATGGTATGAGGAGCACCAGATAGAATATCAGGTTCATCTACAGATTCAAGATGAACTAAACCAGAAATATTTGCGTTGTTATTAAGATCAAGAGCACCTGTAAGAGTTGTGCCTTGAGTTACTGCAAGAGTACCAGCAACAGATGTGTTACCCGAAGCAGCAACAACATTGAACTTGTTAGTATTAACATTAAAATTGCCAGTTACATCTAAGATACCAGCAAGAGATCCATTACCAGTTGTAGATTGGAACTCAACCTTAGTAGTTCCACTACCATTATTCAGTTGCAGAGTCTTAGATGCACCCTGCAGAACCATATTGTCGTCGAAACGAGAGGTGCTGTTAGCACGGAAAGTGCCATCGATGTCAGTATTACCACCAATATTAACTGCACCAGTGATACCAACACCACCAGCAACTACTAAGTCACCAGTTGTGTTGGAAGACGATGCCGTTCCAGTAGTTAACTTAAGGTTACCAGCAGTAATACCAGAAGCAGTACCAGAAAAGACTTCGGAAGAATTTGTAGCAGCATGAAGGAAAGTATAACCACCTTCATGACCAGCCAGATCAGTATAGTTAGTATCCCAACCATAGAAACCTAAACGTGCTTGTGAATCGTAATATCTAAATTCAACACCACGATCCTTGCCATCATCAGATGAAGGTGCAGTATCACCGCCAAGAGTGATGATAGGATCATCTAATGTAGTAATTGTCGAATTGACTGTAGTGGTTGTACCATCAACTTGAAGATTACCACGAATTGTTACCAGACCACTGACATCTCTGTCATCATTCGGGTCGATAAAGATATCACCAGTACCACCAATATAGTTTGCCTGTAATCTCAGGTCTTCAATATGAACTTTACCACCAGAGGCAGATGCATCAATATCAACAACATCTTCTGCACTGATAGTAACTGTGCTTGTACCAGAACCAGAATTCGTAGAAAGGATACTAAGGTTTCTAGCAGATCCAGAGTTTTGTGTCAGAGAGAAGGTAAGGTTACCATCCCCAGACTTATCCAGTGTCTGAGCAACTGCTCCATCAAGAGTAATATCAGGATCAGAAAAATAGGAACGGACGTTGACATCAATCTCACCAGCGCCACTGTCCCCTGTATTATTAGCGCCAAACAGTAAGTTGCCACTAGTATTATTGATCTTGATAAAGTTGAGACGATTGAAACCAGTATTTGCTGTAGAGGTTGTAAGTTCATTATCAAGTTCAAAGTTCTCTACTGCATTACCATCAGTAAAGATGAGTTTATTGTTCTGAAGTTGTGTATTATCAACACCTGCTGCAGCAATAGTTACATGACCCGCTGCGGAGACATCGAAATCCTCCTGTGCAAAACTAGCCAGTCCCTTCTGTTCCGTGCCTTCAGCCGCGAGGTAGCGCCATCCTCCACTATCGCCACTGGAATGAGTAGGAGCACCAGCACCAGCACTAATTGATTGCAGTGCTTGATAAACTTTGGATGCATTTGTAATGATATCATATCTTACATAAGCAGTTGACCCACTGTAAGCTAGGGCAGTTGTACCTTCAACTGCTGTAGCAATGGGTACAGTTGTAGCAGATGTAAGGCGACCATATGTATCAACACTAAATTTTGTTGCATTAACTGTCTGAGAACCAGCTACAGATGTCAGGGATTCAGTATTATAATCACCAGATGATACTGTTGTTGTAATCAGATCAACAGTTGGATTACCAGAAACACCATCACCATTGTTAATAGAAATTCTACCAGGAGTTCCAGTAACTGTTCTGGTCTGCATGTTACCACCAGATGCTCTAGCAAGCATACCAGTCGTAGTAAGACCTGCAATCGCAGCAAGGTCGAGGTCATATGGTTGAGCAGACTGACCTTCTACATTACCATTCAGATTATATGCTGCAAGTGTAGAAGGAGTTTCAGCATTACTAATTCTACCCTTTGCATCAACAGTGACCTTTGTATAGGTTCCTGTTGCACTTGCAGTACCATCGTAATGTGGCAGGGTGGAGATTAGATCCAGTGAAGCATTAATTGTAATGTTGGTGGATCCATCAAAAATGGCAGAACCTGTAAGGTCATCACCTAAAGTGATCTGTCTAGAAGATGCAAGACGAGCAGCGGTTGAAGCATTACCGATTAAGGTTGCTGTAATCGTACCTGCAGAAAAATTACCATCAGCATCTCTCTGTACAAGAGTATTTGCCGTATTAGACACAGATTCAACTGGTCGTTCATATCTCAGCGTGTTCCACGCCGATACGCCGTCACCAATTTTAAATCGACCCGTATCGAGTTCGATCCCTAATTCCCCTTGTGCAAGGGTTGGGTTAGAGTTTGCCCATTCTTGAGCGCCACCACGCCTTAATTGAATTCTATTTGCCATTTTTTACGACAACTCTATAGAGATAATGCTTCCAAGTTATTTATGCCATTAAGAAAGGGGGACTAGCGCCCCCCTCACTCATTCTGCAGAATCTACTTCATCAACTTCATCAGGAGGATGGGAAGCGGTTTCTACCTCCTGAGGATTGTAATATTCTAGTGCTTCAATTGCACCTTGAAGTTTAAGTGCAGTCGTTTCATTTTCTTTGATTTTTGCTGCTAATTGCTGATTTTCTTCAATCAATTTAGTAAAACGCTCTTTGAATTGTCGGAGCATTTCAGGTTGAGCAACTTGTTCAATCGTCATGATGTTTACTTTGATTTTGGACTAACGTTAGTAAGAGTGACTTGATATCACCCATTTCAGATTTTAACTGAGAAACCTCTTTTTGTAAAGTGTCTTTCTCAAGTTTTTCTTTTTGGCGTCTATTGTAAGATGCCATATATTTATCGTAGTCGGATTTATTACCATTCACGATAGCATTAGAGGAGGGATCTCTAAACCATCCCTCCTTTCCCTCAACGGGAATCAATTCTTCATTTTCCATTAGGTAGCGAGAGCAATAGCACGAAGGTCAGCGATGAGAGGAATTCTTGCTTGGTTTGAAGATCTCATTACAATCTTGATTTGGAATGCATTGAAATTCAAACCACTTACCTCGTAGTAATAATCCTTCCAAAGAATTTCTTCTGATGGGGAGGAATCATACTGTAATGGCAATGCCATTAATGTCCAACCAGATGAATCAACATCCTCATTAGTACCAGAGTTGAATACTCTATAATAAATTCTAACTTCTGCTTCAGGAGGACGTGACATCTGGAAATCAACTCTCAGAGATCTAGATTCTCTGATCAGTCTTGCAAGACGGGTGATATAAACCGCATCATTCTGATCACCGAAAGGCAGAGTGGATACATCTTGAGATGTGTCAATCTGCGATTGCTGACCATATGCATCAGGACCACCAGGCCACTTATTGATTCTATTTGTTGTTGTGATTAAAGAACATCTGTCAAGATCCACAACAGGAGAAAGTGTGCTCTTCTCTGTAGAAAGATCAATCAGCATATTGAATGATTTTTCACCACTCAGTTTTGCTAACTCATTAACCTCAGAACAAATCATTCTGGGATTATCAAAGAGATTCCAGTCATTCAATGTAACAGGAACATATGTTCCATCGTTAACAAAGGATGCTTGATCGACAGCAGTGCTGCCGTCACTGATAGATGTTGCACTAGTAGTATTTACCCTTGCAGTAATATCGGTTTCTGGGAGATCCATAACCGAAATAGAGGGGGTCAGAGTCTCAAACTGAACATTCTGTGTTGCAAATACAGCGTTACCACCACTTCTAATGCCGTTGTTAGCAACGCCAGTGATATGTAACATATAAGTATCCAACCAAGGGCAAGAAATACTTGTGTGAGTTTTATTGATATCGATCAGAGGAATACCATCCAAGTTATAGCACTTAACTACTGCACCAGAAGCATGAGTTGCTTCAGTTGTGCCAGAAGCACCTCTACCAGAGGTTGCCACCGTGATTGTCTTACCGTCAGAAGAGATAGCAGAATATTGAATCAATTCTGTTCCAATCTGAATATATCCAGGGTTGGTATTGCTAATGGCAGCACCATTAACAATTTTATGGAACAGTGATGCATTAGCAACCGTGATTGATGTAGCACCAGTTGCAAGTGCGCTGGTAAGCGTAGTGTCTGAAATCTCAGATACAACACCTTCAATATTGACATTATTTGATCTGTTATGCATACCATGGTTTCTATGATATACCAGAACTTCTGTTTGATCACTATCAAATGTTGGTGCTGCAGTTAGATATGCTCCGAAAGAATCACCAGTTTCTGCAGAAGAAGTGACAGTTGCAGACCAACCACCAGGTTCTGACAGACTTTCAGCATCAGTAAATGCACCAGTAATATAATGGAGAACCAATGCGTTTGTTCCATTCCAGGTTTTAACAATACCAATAGAATTAGAAGTTGCACCAGTAACAACATCACCAACTTCCAATGTTCCTGAAGCACTACCAACAACCATAGTTGCAATTGCTTCGGAAGATCTTACCAAGTAAGTATTAGAAGTTCCTTGTAACCAAGAACCACTTGTATCTGTAACAGTAATTGTGTCAGATACACTACCAGATGTAGTTGTTGATATTACAGTTGCTTGAGCAGCACTGGTTTGCTGGAGGAGACGAGCACCTTGACTAAAGGTATATTGACTGCTAGCAGCTCCAAGAGATAAAACTAACTTAGGTTTAATAGTTTGAATGGGATTCTCAATCAATCTATGAATGCCGTTATTACCTTTACCTTGAGGAGTGTTATCCAGAGAAACAGTACCTGTTGTAGATGTGAAGTTAGCACGATAGATTGTAAACTTCAGATCTTCATACTGGTCAGCAGTCCAGGTAGATGCGTTCTGAGACTTAAACAGAACACCAGCATAGGGTTGTTCAGAGATCGTTCTAGTTCCAGTTACATCAACATCACCCATTCTAGAGATCCAAACCTTATATTCGTTAGAGTCGGACAAGAGAACGAAGCAATATTCAACAGATGCCTTAATATAAACAGGAGCCTTGAATGTGAATCTGGTAGGAACCGCAGCACTTTCAGAGATTTCAATATTATCTGGAGTAATAGTAACATCAGAGAAAGGTAGAATGGTCTTGGTAGGATAACCATTTTCCATGGTTCTGATCTGCATCGAGATAGGAATATTAGTATCCTTAGTGTTGAAGAAAATATCAACACCCGTCAAGAACATGCCACCCTCTTCCTCAACAATAAAGGATTGTGCGAGAGGGTCATACCAACCAATCTGACGTGTTTCAGTTCTAGTTGTTTCAACAACTCTATCTTCAGTAACAGTATCTCTAACAATCTCTGCATTTCTAACTGCCAAGATATTCTCACGGACAGTTTGCAGAGTACCAGTTGCAGAATAAGTTGTATCCGCAGAAGAATCAACTGCACCAGGTGTCTTACTATTTTCGTCAGAGGTTGTAAATCTGAATGCACGAGTACCAGTTGCCCAGCGGGGATTTGCGTCATTCTTCGGAGAAGGAATGAACAAACAACCTTGAATATTACCAACGTTATCAGTCAGAAGACGACGATCTCTTACAACTGCAACGGCACCCGAAGTTTGACCAACCAAAAGTTCGCCAACTTGAACGTTACCGAAGTAATCAGGAGATACAGTCTCAGAAATTGCAGTAATATCGTGATTCAGATATTCAGTTTGGGAAGAGTATGAGGTG